AAAAGTGCTTTTTGACTTGTGAATTTCTTTTAAGATATCTTTGTTGTTTAGGTAGTTAACTCGTCTCATTGATTCTCCAATATTTGTAACTATTATAATATACGCACATTAAAAAGTCAACTAAATAATGTATAGGGAGATATAATATGGCCTTTAATCCAAGATCATTAGCTGACGCTGCATCGCGAGCACGAAACAGTGTTGCGCCTAAACAAAGTGTAGAAAACCTAGTAGGTTCAGCACTTAAATTTGGCGAAAATGCTTTAAACACAGTAGCAGGTGTAGGCGAACAAGTTGCCTTTGGTGTTGCAGACCAGTTAGGAATTGGAAGTCTTATTAGAGGTAAAAATTTACCTATAAACGGAATGCCATCATTAAGTTCGTTTACAGGAGGCACATGGGCATCCAAAGGCGAACAAGACTGGCGTGTAAGACTTTCACTTCCTAGAAACAGTGCTTTTATGGGAAGTGCATTGTTACAAAAATTAAGTGCTACCAATGGTTTGGTGTTTCCTTATACCCCTACTGTAATTCTACAACATTCTGCAAATTACGATGTTGTAGAACCCGTACATACTAATTATCCTTTCTATGCTTATAAAAATAGTAGAGTTGATAACATGAGTATTGTTGGTGACTTTACTGTAGAAAATGCAGACGAAGGGCTTTACTGGATAGCAGCAGTACATTATTTACGAAGTATCACTAAAATGTCATACGGAAATACAAGTAATAGCGGGTCGCCTCCTCCTATAGTAAAGTTAAACGGTTACGGAGATTATGTTTTTAACAACGTGCCAGTCATTGTAAACCAATTTACAGTAGAACTTGGACCAGATGTAGATTATATTCATTGTCCGGGTGTAGGACCAAACGGAACTTATGCGCCTACTCGCAGTCAAATTGCAATTACTGTTACACCAATATATAGCAGAAGAAGTATAGAAAAATTTAGCCTTGACCAATATGTTAGAGGTAACACCCAAGGCGGCATAAACGGACCAGGATTTTTATAATGGCTTACTATCCATCAACAAGTCCATATCATAAAACTACAACAGAAAATGGACAGTATTTAGGTATTTTTAAAATAAGACCTGTACCTGCAAAACCAAATGATGTTTTGTATACAGTAGAAGTGCAATACACTCATAGACCTGATTTATTAGCCTACGACTTGTACGGAGATAAAAATCTTTGGTGGGTCTTTGCACAGAGGAATATGGATGTTATGAAAGATCCTATCTTTGACTTAGAAGCAGGTGTTGAAATTTATCTTCCACAAGGTGAAGAATTGCAAAAAGTATTAGGATTTTAAATGGCAATACAGAATCTAGCAGCAAGAGCAAGAGCAGCAGGAAAAAGTTTTGCAGAATCTGCTGAGCAAACAATACGTGCTGTTGAAACTTCCTCTAATATTGATATTCAAGGTGTAGCAAGTAGTATTGAAGGATCCGTTGGAGAAATAAGCGGCGCTGTACAACAAGAAATTGCTTCAATTACAAATGCTGCTGAAATGCTTTCTAACCCAGGAGAATTGCTTGCTAATGCTATAGATTCAAAACTAGGTGGACTTTTTGGAAAAGGGTTTGGACAAAGCCTAGGTTTACCTGCAAAAAATGAATTAGAAGTATTTGCAAGTTACAACTATGTGCTTACATTTGGCTGTCTTAGTAATTTAGAATTAAATTTTCCTGATAATACTTACAGAGTAAGAGATCCTGGTGTATTGATTGCAAAGTCAGGAGGAGGTACTGGTGCAAATAAAGCAACAACTGCTTACGAAAATAACGGTAAAGTTGAATACTTTTTAGACAATTTAACTGTTGAGAGTTTAATCATACCTAATGGAAAAACAAGGACTACCAACGCTACTAGTTTAAGTTTCGAAGTGTATGAACCATATAGTATGGGTTTATTTTTGCAAACTTTACAAGTTGCAGCTATTAGAGCAGGACATAAAAATTATTTAGAAGCACCTTATTTGATAACAGTAGAATTTAAAGGGTATGATGACGAAGGACGTCACATTAATATGCCAACTGCAAGACGCATGTTTCCTTTAAAATTAGTAGATGTAACATTTGATGTAAATGAAGGAGGTAGCAGATATGCAGTAGAAGCGATTCCGTATCATGAAATAGCATTTAGTGACGTTGCACAGACTACTCAAACTGATATTACAATTACAGGGTCAACAGTTGCAGAAGTTTTACAAGCCGGCGGCCAAAGTTTAACAACTATTATGAATGCAAAACTTCTTGAAGATCAAGAAGCTGATCAAGTAAAGACAGCTGACCAATATGTAATAATGTTTCCTACTGAAGATAGCAGTGCTGCTGAAAATTTATTAGGAGCAGTTCAAGGCTCAGAAGGCGCCACAACAGCTTCTGAATCGGAAAGTGGAACTGAAGGCGCTCAACGTGAGCTTACAGAAGAACAAAAACAAAAACTATTTGAAACAATAACAGGAATACAAAACGGACAACTTCCTGCAAATTTTGATGAAGAAATACAAAAACTATTAGGTGTTGTGATTAAGCGCAGTGACTTTGGCGAATCTATTAAAGAGTTTTCAGAGAAGGATGAAAATACTAATAAAATAGGACAAGGTAAAATTGTAAAAAGTTTTCTTGACAGTGGTAAACAACCATTTGGATTGCCTGCATTTTCTGAAGTAGAAGACAAACCTGGTATTTTTGCAAGAGGAAAAGTTCAAGTTTCTGATGAAAATAGGACTATCTCTTTCAAAAAAGGTACTCGCATACAAGATATTGTTGAAGAAGTAGTGTTGTTAAGTGATTACGGTAGACAACTTGCATTTGCTGAGCCAGACGCTAAAGGAATGATAGATTGGTTTAGAATAGAATCCAACGTATATAATGTTACTGATGACGAACAGGTTGCTCAAACAGGTAGAGCAGCAAGGGTATATGTATATAGAATTGTACCTTACAAAATACATTTAAGTAGATTGACAGGCAGTAGTGAGCCAGCACCTGGCATACAAAATTTAAAAAGAGAAGCAATAAAAGAATACAATTACATATACACTGGAAAAAATAAAGATATACTAAATTTTGAAATAAAATTTGATGCTGCCTTTTTTAGTGCAATTTCAGGAGATATGGGTTCTCTAAATAAGGACAACAAAGAAGGCGCTTCGTCTCAAGCAGCAGCAGGAAACGATCCTACAGTTGCAAAAATTAGAGATGGTAATAATTCAACTTTACCTGCACAAGGACAAAGTAAAGTTGAAAAAAATCCAAGTGTATCTAATACAAACATAGGTGGCGCTCAAGTACATACAGAAACTCAGATAGCAAGGCAGTTTAACGATGCACTTATGAATAGTCCTGTGGATCTTGTTAGTATTGATTTTAGTATACTAGGAGATCCTTATTATATTGCAGATAGCGGAATGGGTAATTATAGTGCAGGATCAACAGCATTAAGTAATCTTACTAAAAATGGATCTATGGATTATCAAAGTGGCGAAGTAGATATAAACATGAATTTTAGAACACCAGTAGATTATAACGAAGATGGTACAATGTATTTTCCAGGAGGTGGTACTAAACCGGTTGGAGCGTTCAGTGGATTGTATCAGGTTCTTACAGTAAGGAATAATTTTAGAGGCGGAGTATTTACTCAAGATTTATCCTGCATAAGAAGACGAAATCAAGACATCGGCACAGATGCAACCGGACAAAATGTAAACATATTCCAAGAAGGTAGTATAGAAAATATTCCTGGTGGATTATTAAATAGCGTACTTGAAGGCTTGCCTGAAATAAATTTAGCAAGTATTTCTAATGCAGATATTAATTCTGTAATTGACACAATAAAAACATCTAGTTTAGGTGGTACTGGAGGAATATCTAGTGCATCTGCTACAAATGCAATCAAAACAAGCACCGGAAACATTGTAAGATCGTCAGATGGTTCACCTGTGCGAGGTAATAATGGTAGTATTGTGAGGAGCGCATAATTATGGCAAGTCCAGCACATGAAAAAAGATCTGCTAAAATAGATACCCAAGGTAAACCGGGTCCGTTTCTAGCGATAGTAGTAAATCATTTAGACAGCAAATTATCAGGTAGCTTAGAAGTAGAACTGCTAAAAACTACAGATAGCGGAAACAGTACAGAAACAACTGGACAAATTGTACAAGTCCAATATCTAAGTCCTTATTATGGAGCAACTCCTTACAGAGGATTAAGTAATAATCCTCAATATCAATATACACAAAAGTCATATGGAATGTGGATGGTGCCACCAGACATAGGAACAAAGGTATTAGTAATTTTTGCTGAAGGAAATAGCGGACAAGGCTTTTGGATAGGATGTGTACAAGATGAATATATGAATTTTATGCTGCCTGGATATGCCAGTACAACATTTAACAGTGCAGATAAATCTAAACCTTTACCGGTAGGAGAATATAATAAAAAGATTGAAACAGGTGCAGGTAAAGATCCTACAAAATTTGTTAAACCTGTTTCTACAGATGCAAAAGCAATTCTTGAAGAAAATGGTTTAATCGGAGATCATACAAGAGGTACAACAACAAGTAGTGCAAGACGTGAAGTTCCTAGTATGGTTTTTGGATTTAGCACTCCTGGGCCTTATGATAGAAGACCAGGAAGTCCTAAAGTAAAATATGGTGAAAGATTTGCACAAAGCGATATAGCTTTCAACAGATTAGGCGGCAGTTCATTTGTTATGGATGACGGTGATGCATCATTGCTTAGAAAAACAAAAGCAAATGAAGGCCCACCTGAATATGTGAACATTGAAAAAGAAAAAGGCGGCGATCCTACATTACCGCACAACGATCTTGTTAGACTAAAAACACGTACAGGCCATCAGATCTTACTGCACAATTCGGAAGATTTAATATACATTGCAAATGGTAGAGGCACAGCATGGATAGAACTTACTTCAAACGGTAAAATAGATATCTATTCAAAAGATAGTGTCAGTATCCATAGTGCTAACGATTTTAATTTTAAAGCTGACAGAGATATTAATATTGAAGCTGGAAATAATATTAATATTAAGAGCGGTAACACTATTTTTCAACAGACTGGTGCAAATCTAGAAATAAAAGTTGGAGCAGATGGTAAACTTACTTGTGCAGGAACAAATAATATCACAGCACAGGGAATGTATGTAACTTCTGATCCATTGCATTTGAACGGTCCTGTTGCAGCAGGAGCAAGTGACGCAGTTAGCCCATTGCGTATTCCGCAACACGAACCTTGGGCAGGACACGAGAATCTAAACCCTACAGAACACACTCCAGAAAAAACCGATGCAAGAACTGAAGCAGAAAACACAGCATTCGAAGCAGAATACACAAAAGTTCACGACACATTTAAGAGGACAATTTAAGGTAAGTACGCTATGAGCTCACAAGAAAAATCACTATATAAACAAGTTGTTGTAAAAGGTAATACTCGTCCAGACTATGGCGCAGGAACAAAAGCCTATAGAGGGTTTTCAACAGTAAATGAAACTGCAAGCAGTTTTGTACTGTATGATATAGAGCTTATTAAACAAGACATAATTAATCATTTTCATATTAGACAAGGTGAAAAGTTGGATGATCCAACTTTTGGAACAATTATATGGGATGTCCTTTTCGAACCTCTCACTGAACAATTGAAAGAATCTATAATTGAAAATGTAGAAGATATTGTCAATGCTGATCCGAGAGTCCAAGTTAACAATTTAACTGTTGATCAATATGAAAGCGGCATACAAGTAGAAGTAACATTATTGTTTTTGCCGTATAATATTAGTGAAAAAATGCGTTTTGATTTTGATGAACGTGCCGGTTTACTAAGTGCATAATTATGTGCGCACTTTTCTTATTCAAATAAATACATTAGTAAAACAAGGAAGCAGCAATGTCATCTACAGATAGACAAAACAGATTACTTGTAGCAGAAGATTGGAAACGTATCTATCAAAGCTACAGAAACGCAGATTTTCAAAGTTATGACTTTGATAACCTAAGACGCACAATGATTAACTACCTCAGAGAAAACTATCCTGAGGACTTTAACGATTACATAGAATCTAGTGAATATTTGGCACTAATTGATCTTATTGCTTACCTTGGTCAAAATATTTCATTCCGTATAGATCTTAATGCTAGAGAAAATTATCTTGAACTTGCAGAACGCAGAGAGAGTGTGTTACGATTGGCAAGATTGCTTTCTTATAATCCTAAACGTAATGTTGCAGCAAATGGATTGCTCAAGATAAGCAGTGTGCAAACTACTGAAGAAATATTAGACAGCAATAATATTAATCTAGAAAATCAAACTGTAGTATGGAATGATCCTAGTAATAGTGATTGGTATGAGCAGTTTGTAAAAGTTTTAAATGCTGCACTTCCTGTCAATGGTACATTTGGACGTCCGGTACAAAAATCGACAATTAATGGAATACCTACTGAACAATATAGATTTAACAGCACAAATGATACTGTGCCGGTTTTTGGCTTCAGTAAAAATGTAAACGGATCTTCAACTAGATTTGAAATTGTTTCTAGTACAATTAACAATGACATAGTTGAAGAAGAATCTCCTTTTCCTGGAAATAACTTTGCATTTTTATATAGAGACGACGGACGGGGTCCGAGTAGCAGCAATAGTGGATTTTTCTGTCATTTTGTACAAGGTTCTCTAGATCAAGGAACTTTTAATATTTCAGCACCTAGCACCAATCAAGTAGTTGCGATAGATGCACTTAATGTTAATAACAATGATGTTTGGTTATATAAATTAGATAGTTTTGGTAGTGAAGAAGAAGAATGGACAAAGGTTGCTGCGGTAGAAGGCAACAACATTATCTATAACAGTCTATCTAAGAACATTAGAAATATTTATAGTGTGCTAACAAGAATAAATGACAGAATTAGTTTGATATTCTCAGATGGAGTATTTGGAAACTTGCCAAAAGGTAATTTCCGTGTATACTACAGAACAAGTAAAAATGCAAGACTGGTAGTAGAACCAGATGATATGCGCGGCGTAAGTATAAAAATTCCATATATCAGTAAAAAAGGTAAAAGTGAAACTCTTTCATTAGTATTCCAATTACAATACACAGTTGATAATGCTACAATTTCAGAATCAAATAGCAGTATTAAAGCAAATGCTCCTGCAAACTATTACACACAGAATAGAATGGTTACAGCAGAAGATTATCAAATCGGGCCACTTACTGCAAGCCAAGAAATTGTAAAGGCAAAATCTGTTAACAGAACAGCAAGCGGCATCTCAAGATATTTTGATTTAACTGATGCTACTGGCAAATATTCAAAAACTAATTTATTTGGCGTAGATGGCGTTCTTATGAAGGATTTTATTACACCAAAAACAAGTTTTAGTTTTAGTACAAGAACAGACATTGAAGGAGCGATAGTCAACACTATTGAGCCAATACTTACAAATAAAAAAGTTAAAAACTATTATATGAATAGTTTTCCTAAAATATTTGCAAATGATTTAAATAATTCATGGACAAAGCTAAGTGATGACACTAATAGATCCACAGGTTATTTTAAAAATCAAGCAGATGTAAAAAGTCAATTAGGAACGTTTACAGGTAGCTTATTAAAATTAATTAAAGCCGGCACACTTATAAAGTTTGAAGCACCTGCTGGTCAGCATTTTATGACTAATGAAGAAAACAAACTTATGGACGGTGCTGCTGATCATGCAAATAGTGTAACATACTTATGGACAAAAATCGTAAGTGTATCCGGAGACGGAACAGACGAAAATGAAGATGGTAGTGGTAGTGTAGTTTTAAATGATATAATTCCAACTGGTGCAAAACTAGTTGAGATAATGCCAAGGATTGCTACTGAATTACAGGATGATGTAAAAACACAAATAATCGATCAAGTATTTGCGTATAAAACTTTTGGCTTGCGTTTTGACAGAGACATAGGACACTGGAGATTAATTTCAGAAAATAATTTAAACATAGGTGCTGATTTTAGCATAGGTAAGACTGGTGATAATACAAATCAACAACTTGATGCCAGCTGGCTATTATTGTTTGAAACAGATGGCGAAAAATATACTATCACATATAGGGCAAGTCGATATCTATTTGAAAGCGACAAAGAAATAAGATTTTATTTTGATAGTTCGGATAAAATATATAATAATCTTACTGGAAAAATTGTTAAAGATAAAATATCTATTCTAAGTATTAATCAAAAACCAGACAGTGTATCACCTTTTACAATTGATTACGACTGGGAAATAGTTGAAGAATTTAGAGATGCTGATGGATATATCAACAGTAAGAAAGTTCAAATTAGTTTTTATGACGACGACGAAGACGGTGTTGTAGATAATCCACAAATTTTTGAAGATATAATTTCTGAAGATATAAATCCTAAAACCAAATACGTATTCTTAAGAAAGCGTGTTACTGATGACGGTACAGAAGACTATAATTATGTAAGCAATGATGAACTAAAAATAATTGTTTTAAACAGTAAAGATGAAATTGGTAGTTATTCTTTATATGACGAAGGACAAGTTTTTTATTACATAGAAGAAAAAATATTTGAAGTTTTAAATAAAGAAAAAAGTTTGTTGTCAATTACTACAGATTATCAAGCAAAAATAGGCCGTGATAATATAAAATTCCTTTACATTCATGCAGCCGATGACAGCAGTAGGATAGATCCTAGTGTTTCTAATATAATTGACACATATCTTTTAACAAGAAGTTATGACAATGAGTTTAGATTATGGCTAGAAGGAACAAATGCAGTTATGCCTCTTGCTCCTAGTTCAGATCAATTATTTCAAAATTACGGCACAGAGCTTAACAGCATTAAAAGTATAAGTGATGAAATAATTTATCACCCTTCAAAATACAAAGTATTATTTGGTGATAAAGCTACAGACGATTTACAAGCAAAGTTTAAAATTGTAAAAAATCCTGATGTTGTAATTAATGATAACGATATTAAGTCAAGAGTGATTTCAGCAGTGAATCAGTTTTTTGCCTTAGAAAATTGGGACTTTGGAGAAAGATTTTACTTTTCAGAATTAAGTGCCTATGTAATGAATCAGCTTGCACCAGACCTTGTTACTTTTGTGGTCGTTCCAAAACAAACAACACAAAGTTTTGGTAGTTTATTTGAAGTAAAATCCGAAGCAGATGAAATTTTTATAAGTGGTGCAACTGTCAATGATATAGATATAATTGATGCAATTACAGCCAGCAGATTAAAAGCTGACGGCCCTGTAGTTACATCTTCAGACACTCCTAATGTTGGAGTAACATCAAATAGCACTTCTAGTGGCGGATCAAGTAGTAGCGGAGGAACTAGTTACTAATGGCATATGATAAAGATCAAAATGAACCAGCTTTACCAGTAGGCGGAAACAGTAAAAGAAAATCAGAAAACTTTCTTCCTAGATTTTTTAGAACTAATCCAAATAAAAAGTTTTTAAGTTCTACACTTGATCAACTAATACAACCAGGACAAGTGGAAAAAATTAATGCCTTTACAGGACGAAAAACTGCAAAGGCATTTGTTGCCGATGATAGTTATGTCGGAGATGTAAGTGCGAATAGAGAAAATTATCAATTAGAACCGGCTGCTGTAATTACAGATAATTTAGGTAATGTTAATTTTTACAAAGACTATAATGACTATATGAATCAACTAAAAAACTTTGGTTCTATAGCTACTAATCATAGTTTTATAAATGAACAAGAATATTATGCATGGGATCCGCATGTAGACTTCGATAAACTTACAAACTTTAGAGAATATTATTGGTTAGCTTCAGGTCCTCAAACAGTTACAGTTCAAGGTGACGAAAGAGAAATACAAAGCACATATACAGTTACTCTTGCAGATAATGCAGACAATGTTAGTTATGTATTTTCACCGGACGGACTAACACAAAATCCAACACTCAAGTTATTTAGAGGTGTAACTTATACATTTATAGTAGATACACCTAACTTTCCTTTAACATTTAGAACAAAGCGAACTCTTGATGACGAGTTTTTATTAGATCGAGATTCTACAGACGGCGGAGTTTCTAGCCAAAGTGTTGAGCAGGGAGAAATTACTCTTACTTTGACAGACGAAAGTCCAGATGTACTTTATTATGTTGCAGATAATGATATTGAACTTGCTGGTACTATTAAAATAGCAGACAAAAGTGAATCAACATTTATAGATGTTGATGCAGAAATAGTAGGCAAAAAACAATACACCACAGCAGGAGGGTTTGACCTTACTAATGGAATGAAAATAAACTTTGCAGGAGAAGTTTTACCTTCAAAATATGCAAGCGGCGATTGGTATGTAGAAGGTGTCGGTGATAAAATTCAACTAATTGCAGAAGCCGATCTAGAAGTACCTACAGCATTTACTGATGATATTCCTGTAGAATTTGACGCTCAAGGTTTTGACAGACTACCATTTAGTAGAGCAATAGGTTATCCTATTGAAAAAGATTATATTGTTATTAACAGATCTGCACAAGACGGAAACTTGTGGAGTAGATACAATAGATGGTTCCATAAAAGTGTAATTGAAAAGGCCGCTGAAATAAACAATCAACCTGTTGAAGTAGATCAAAGTTTAAGAGCAACAAGACCTATTATTGAATTTGAAGAAGGTATTAAACTTTATAATTTTGGTACAAAGGCAAAAACTGCTGTAGACCTAATTGATACTTTTACAAAAGATGCTTTCAGTATTATCGAAGGTAGCATTGGGTATAATGTTGATGGGGTTGATCTAAGTGAAGGCATGCGTGTAATCTTCACTGCTGACAATGATATAAGAGTTCAAAATAAAGTTTTTGTTGTAAAGTTTATAAATTTTGCCAGCGGACAATCTACTAATAGACAAATCACACTACAAGAAGCAGATGACACAGATCCTTTGCCAAATGAAACTGTGCTTGTAACACAGGGTGAGATAAACAGAGGTAAGTTATTTTTCTATAACGGAGAAACTTGGGCAGCTGCCCAAGATAAAACAAAAGTTAATCAAGCACCGTTGTTTGATATATTTGATAAAGATGGCATCAGTTATAGCGACACAAGTGTTTATCCTGCAACTAATTTTAGTGGTAACAAGTTATTTTCTTACAAAGAAGGTACAGGCACCAATGACAGTGAATTAGGTTTTCCGTTAACATACAGAAGTATTGAAAATGTAGGAGACATTGTTTTTAGTTTTGATTTGCTTAACGGGTCAAATGAATATACAAGCGATAATCAAATTATTACAATAAAAACTGACATCGGATTCCTACAGAAATACATTGACCTTTCTACATATACGGCCGTTACTGCTTGGAAAAAAGCAGCAAAACAAAGTGAACAGCCTATAATTAGACAGTATATAGCTGACGGTGCAAGTAGTGATTTTAGAATAGATGTATATGATAACAGTGCAAAGTTAACTGATTTATGGGTACGTGTTTATAAAAACAATGAATTACAATTCGAAGGCACAGATTATTCTTTAAATGTTGACACAGAATATACTACTGTAAGTTTTACAAAAACTCTTAATGTAAACGACATTGTCGTTATAAAAACAAAAAGCAGAGCAACAAAAAATGAAAACGGATACTATGAAATTGCAAGTCAATTAGAAAAGAATCCTTTGAATAACGATCTTGAATTATTTACTCTAGGTGAAGTAAACGATCATGTTGCTACCATTGTAGAATCATTAGATGACTTTGAAGGCGTGTATCCTGGATCAAGCAATTTAAGAGACAAAAAGAATCTTGCTCCTTTAGGAAAAAAAGTCTTAAAGCACAGTTCGCCAATTAATTTATCTTTGTATCATTTATTAGATAAAGATTCTAACATAATAAATTCTTTAAGATTTGCAAGACACGAATATGCAAAGTTCAAAAGGCTGTTTATTCAAACTGCAGAAACATTAGGTTATGAAGGACCAGTAAAAACTCATGTAGATAAAATAATGGAAAGGATAAATGCAGACAAAACTATCCAAATGCCGTTTTATTTTAGTGATATGGTTCCGACAGGCGCCGTGATAAGAACAGAACATGAAATAATTGATGCGGATGAAAAATATTTTGCTCTTAATAGTGTATTTGAATTAAATTCTTTAAGTAAAAAAGCAGTAGGTGTATACAAAAACGGCATTCAAGCAACACACGGTAAAGATTACACATTCAATGATGAAGGCTTTGTAATATATGACGGTGACAAAGCTGTAGGTGACAAGATTGAAATTTTCGAATATGAAACTACTAATGGTAGTTTTGTTCCACCTACTCCTACAAAGCTAGGTTTATACCCTGCGTATCGTCCTATGATTTACACAGATACAAATTACAATACTAATGTTGATGTTATACAAGGTCATGACGGTAGTATTGTAAAAGCATATGGCGATTTTAGAGATAATTTACTACTTGAATTAGAAAAAAGAATTTTCAATAATATAAAGGTATCCTATGATGTAAATTTATTTGATATTAACGATTTTGTAGGTAGCGAAAATAGACAGACAAATATTACAAAAGCACAGATAGACGCAGGACTGCTGCCTGATTTTATCCAATGGACAAATCTTGTAGATGCAGAATATACAGATAATAACACGTATGAAAGATCTAATGGTCTTACATTTAACTATTATCTACAATCAGACATTAATAATAATGCTTTACCAGGACACTGGAGAGAAGTATACAAATGGGCATTTGACACTGATAGACCAAATCTTACACCTTGGGAAATGTTAGGATTTAGTGTTGAGCCTAAATGGTGGGTAGAACAATATGGTCCTGCTCCATATACAAAAAATAACTTCGTTATGTGGAGTGATTTAGAAAAAGGTATTGTAAGAGAACCTAATAAAAAATACCGCATTTTATCTAAGTATGCTCGTCCTGGATTAACATCTAATATTCCTGTTGATGATAGTGGAAATATTTTAGATCCTGTAAGCAGCGGATTTATTAAAAATTTCACAACAGTTGGCATTGATGCAAACTGGGTATTTGGTGATGGCTCTCCGGTTGAGCAAGCATGGAGAAAAAGTAGTGAATATCCATTTAGCTTGATTACAAGTTTAATTTTAAATCAACCTTCTAAAGTTTTTTCAACTGCATTTGATAGAGCAAGACAAGTAAGGAATGTAGCTGGTAATATAATTTATAAAGATACAGCAAAACATATTAGACTTGAAGATATTATATTTCCTAATACATACGATGATGATACGCAAATTTTTACAAGTGGACTTGTAAATTATGTGGCAGGGTATATGGCTAGTGATGTTACTAAGAGCTATAATACATACAAAGATAATTTAAAATCTATCAAAAATCAAATAGGTTTTAAAATAGCAGGATTTAGTGATCAATCCAAATTTAGGCTTATATTAGATAGTAGAACTCCTACTAATAAAGGTAATGTTTTTGTTCCCGACGAAAACTATCAAATATTTTTAAACACAAGTACACCTGTAAAAACTATTGCATATAGTGGTGTGATAATTGAAAAACAATCTAATGGATATATTATAAGAGGTTACGATAATCAAACCGCTGCATTTAATTATCATAGGGCTGTTAATTTAAATACTGATCCAACAATTAGAGTAGGCGGCGTAAGTGAATCTTATATTGATTATGAAGCAGGAAAGCAGTATGTAGCTGGACAAAATTTATTGTTTAATGGCACATACTATCGTGTAAAAAAGAGCTTTATAGGTGGGAGCGAACCTACAACTGAGGAAGTTGCAAAACTTCCAGGATTACCTTTACAAGGTGGTAGAGAAGCTATTCTTAAAAAGACGTTTGATACTAGAACATCATTAAGTCTTGCATACGGTACACTTTTAAGAACAGTGCAGGATGTTGTAGACTTTTTATTAGGGTATCAAAGTTATCTTACACAACAAGGTTTTGTCTTTGATGATTACGAAGGCAATGAAAAAGTTGTTTTAGATTTTGTGCATAGTACTCGCGAGTTTGTATTCTGGACAACACAAAATTGGGATGCAGGTAGTGTAATAACTCTAAGTCCTAGTGCATTGAGATTGACGTTTAATAGTGAATATTCTACAGTAGATGATGTATTTGATAATTTTTATGGATATAGTATTGTAAAAGCTGACGGTAAAAAGTTATTTGAAGACTTTACAACTTTAGGAAGAAGTGAACAAAACAAATTTACTTTATCACCTAAAAACACAGAGGATGGTATATTTAGTATTAGATTGCCACTTGTTCAAAAAGAGCATGTATGTCTAATTGATAATACAACAGTATTTGGGGATGTAATTTATGATCTGGAACCTGGATATAGACAAGAAAGAATAAAAGTTTTAGGCTATAAAACAGAAGGCTGGGACGGTAGTTTAAATGTTCCAGGCTTCATTTTTGATGATGTAAAAATTACTGAATGGGAACCATATGTTGACTATCAAATCGGCTCAGTGGTACAATACAAAGAATTCTTTTATTCTGCTAATAAAAAAATACCCGGTGTAGAAACCTTTAATGATGTTGATTGGGTAAGACTAGACAGCAAACCAGAAAGTGGACTTATTTCAAATTTTGAGTACAAAACTAATCAGTTTGCAGATTTTTACGATTTAGACAGTGACAATTTTGATGTTGAACAACAAAAACTAGCACAGCATCTAATCGGATATCAAAAGCGTCAATATTTAGAAAATATTATAAACGATAGTGTAAGTCAATACAAGTTTTATCAAGGTTACATTTTAGATAAAGGTAGTAAGAACAGTCTAACTAAGTTATTTGATGCTCTTGCTAGTGACGATAAAGATAGCCTAGAGTTTTATGAAGAATGGGCTATTAAAGATGGTCAGTATGGTGCAAGCGAAGGCTTTGACGAAGTTGAATATTTACTAGACGAAAAACAGTTTAGACTTAAGCCACAACCTGTAGAACTTGTTAATCAAATAGATCCTGAATCTAAAGATCTTGTCTATAGAATTTTACCATATGAAACATATCTCAAGCCAGATGGATACAATCATGCACCGTTTCCTACAAAATACATTGAAAAATCATTTACAGGAAACAGTGGATATGTAAATCTTGAAGATGTAGATCATAGATTAGGATTCTATGATGACATTACTACATTAAATTTTGCAGATGTTGATTCAGGACATTACGTATGGATTGGTAATGACAAATTAACATGGAACATTTACAAGCATGTAGATAGCAAGGTTGATTTTAATAAAATTGAACAAGGCGACAACGAATTTACTATATATTGTAGGACAACTCCTAACTTCAGTGCAGGAGATATAATTGGTTTACATAGTGTTTACACTTATGAAATAGGTGAAGGCACAGCTGATGACAGTACTACAAATACTGTCACAGAAAATGTTCCTATTGAAAAATTTTACAAAATCAAAAATGTTGTAAACGAAAAAATTACATTAGAGTCTTCAACCCCGCCCGAAGCAATTGAAAAGTGCTACGGTAGCATTACAAAATTTGTAAGTGTTAGAGCAAATAGTATTGATCAAGCGAATACAATATTACAAAAAACATTAGAAGATGATGATTATATTTGGCTAGATGATTACGGAAATGAAAAATGGGCAGTTTTAAATAACACAGCAAGATTTAATAACTTTCAAAAATTAAATAATCCTGAACTGTCTAGCAACGATAGCTTCGGTACGTCTGTTTCGGTTGATTCTAGAAACAGTGTTATGGCAATCGGTTCACCTGATAGAGAAAACGGTGCAGTAGACATTTATTTTAGACCTGCAGAAAGTACTCAATGGTCTAGAACACAAACTATAGATGCATTTGCCTACGGAAATGCTTTAGAAAAATTTGGTTCTAGTGTAGATTTTTCTAATGATGGCAGATTCCTAATTGTTGGTTCACCTAAGGCTAGTAATGTTAAGACCAAATATAAACAAGATTTTAGCGAAACTATAACTTATACAAAAAATGATATTGTAAAATACCAAGATAATCTTTGGAAAGCTAAATTAGAAATTCAACCACGTGCAACAAATGTTCAATTTAATAGTTTTTATAGCACAACGCAAGCAATTTATGATATTGGTGCAGAAACAAATAATGCATTAGATGTTGTTGTAATGACTACAGGTGCGTTTCCTATAAGAGACATTACAATAGATCATATTCTTGTTCGTGCAGAAAAAACTGCATATGACGGAACTGGCGAAAATGATCAAATTAAATTACATTGGAACACAAAAAGTTATACCTACCAGGGAGAAAGCGATTTAGTTGAGAAACAACCGTTTAACGGAGATTATGAAAACATAGATAACACATTTTTCAACACAGAAGTTCATACTGTACAGAAAAAAATTGACTCCGTACTTTACATAGAAAGTGCTGCAAATATTCCGTCTATAGGTGACACAATCTTTACAGGAGATGCGGAAGCAACTGTAACTTATGTTTATCAAAAAGGTACTGAGCTATCAATTTATGTAAACAATCAGTCTGGAACATTTCCTACTACAGGAAGTGCGTTCAATCAAGATAGTGACTTTGTAGGTGAATTTACCTTAGTGCTTCCGGATGATAGCACAAGCACTGCAGATGCATGGGGCGGATGGTTCTATATAGAAACAGATACAAATTATTACATAACTTCTACAACTGATACCAATGTAACTGCATTAGAAGATCAAGGTAGAGGATTGGTATATATTGATATTATAACCGACAGTGCTGATGCAGGATTATTATATGCAAATAGTTTAGAACAAGATACAGATATAATAAACAGTCAAAATACATGGGGTAGCCAACTTGGAAAAATATCTAACTTAGGTAGTCCTGGCGCATATGGTAATTTGAATGAAATTCTAAGCAGTAAATGGTATCTAAGAGCTGCAAAGAGTGTTACTGATAATCTCCAAATAGGTGATACTATTAATGTTTATGTAAATCAATTAGCAAGACATGCTGATAATTACATTGTAGATATATCTGATATTGGACTCACAACTGAAATAACAAATAAAGCACAGACTATTGTTGATATCTGGGATGGTTACATTAACTTTGATTTCACAAAATTCAGTGCAGGTGGCGACCCATTTGAACCTATAATAGGACAAGAAGTACGTGATAGAAATACAGGTGCAACAGGCACAGTTACAGAATATATTAGAGATAGTTTAAATGCAACTGTTTATGTAAAGGCTGTTAATGGTACTTGGAGCAGAGGTAACGATTTTGGTGAAAATGCTGAGATTGAATTTTTACCTGTACCGGGCTCAACTGATCCAATCTATACTGTCACTAGAACAATAGGACAAATACAACACGTAAGTTTAGGATATGCACCTGAAGATATCGGTAAGTTATTAGTGTTCAATCATACATCGGATTTAGCAGTCACAGATGCGAAAGATTTAAGATATGTTGAATATTATGTTTACCAACAAAGAACTGTTTTAGGTGTGCCTAGAGCTGCAAATATTCCAGCTGGTAGCAATAACGACTGGGAACAAGTATTTGTGATTCCAGCAGATACTAGCGGTGTTGCAAGTGGATTTTCAAACGAAGGCATGTACACTATTTTTGAACGTACAAGTCCTGGTCAATACGTATCGCTAGGGGCATTTATAACCCCTCAAAATACTAACAATTACTATTTAGGTTCCAAAGTTATGGCCACTAATGATGAATCTCTTTATAGAGGATACATTCAAAGTGGAAGTAATCCAGGTAGAATACATTTTATTAAGAAGGGTGTAGAAAACGAAAATACATATAACTGGGAATATGCAAGGAATAAGAAATTCAAAGGAACATTTGATATTTCGCAAGCATATCTTACAGGTGATATTGTCTTTATTGAAGGATCTAATCCAGGGTTAGGAATATTATACGAAGCAAAAACAAACACAGCAGCTGGCCCATTTAACTTAGTTGACTGGAGTATTATAGATGGATTTGTTGATTATGTAGGATATATTCCAAATAACCAGGGCATAAGTGTTATAGATGATAACTCTTTTGATAGCACAGTATTAGATCAGACAGGTTTAGAAGAATTCGGCCAAAAATTTGATATTAGTAAAGACGGTAAAGTATTAATTGCATTTGCGAAATATTCAGACATAAACAAGCCTAATACTGTTGTAATTTATAGAGAGAAAAATGGATTCTTTTATCGTGCGCAAGAAATTACAGCGCCTAATAAAACTACAGGATGGGGACAAAGTGTTGCTATTAGTGCCGACGGAATGACAGTGGCAGTAAGCGCACCATATGATGATAATGTTAAATTGAATCAAGGTGTGGTTTATGTTTATGCCCAAAACAACGGCGAATTTGAAAAAGTACAAGAACTTAATAGTCCTAATAATGAAAAGGCTGAAAACTTTGGTAGTCAAATTGATTTTGATGGGAATACATTACACATTGTAAGTAGAAATGCAGATAGCATTACTTTGACAACGTTTGACGAAGGGTCAACAACTTTAGACGACGGATTTACATCGTTTAGATCTGTTAATGAAGATGCGGGTGTAATTTATATCTATGAAAGATTGATAGGCGAAATGTTGTTTGCACAAACATTAAATGCGGACAGCAATATAACATATTTTGGCAAAAATATCATTGCAAAAAATAATCACGTTTATGTGAGTATGCCTACACTTTCTACAAATAGCTCAATAGGGCAGGTTATAGACTATAGAAAAAATCTTAATACAAACTTATGGACGGTTCGCAGACAAAGTAAAGACCCTGTTGATGTATCTAAAATTAAACGTGCTATACTTTATAATACAAAAACAAACAGTCTACTTACATACTTAGATTATATTGATCCAATCCAAGGAAAGATAGCAGGTCCTGCTGAAGAAAACATAAGCTATAAAACTAACTATGATCCTGCTGTGTATGACCAGAGTACAACGCCTGGTGTAGTAGTTGATGAATTTGCTACATGGGGTCAGGAACATGTAGGACAAGTATGGTGGGATCTTTCTACAGTAAAGTTCGTAAATCCATATCAAGGAAATGTAATTTATAGTACTAATAATTGGAACAGCGTGTTCCCTGGTAATTCTGTAGATATATATGAATGGGTAGAAAGTGACGTTGTTCCTAGCGAATACAACGAACTTGCTCAAACAACTGACGGACTATCACAGGGGTATAGTGGCACTCCTAAATATTCAGACGAAACTTATGTTACTAAAAGAACTTATGACAGTATTGCACAAGCATTTACTACAAAGTATTACTTCTGGGTGAAATCAAAAGTAAGTATTCCTGATGTAGAAGGAAGAACACTTAATATTACAGACATTGAAAAATTTATCACAGATCCTGCTAGTATGGGTCATAAATTTGCTGCATTGATTAGTAATAATAGTTTTGTTCTTTATAACTGCGATTCTTTCATAGAAGAAAAAGACGTAGCAATTAGTTTACAGTATTGGACAATATCTAATCAAACACAAAATATACACAATCAGTACCAACTTGTTTCAGACGGTTTAGAAACAAGTATGCCTAAATTTGATATACAACGCAAGTGGTTTGACAGTTTAATAGGATATGATAAAAATGGTGCTCCTGTACCAGATCCTAATTTAAGTCCTAAACAAAAATACGGAACCTTAAGTAAACCAAGACAAAGCTGGTTTGTAAACAGGCAGGAAGCTCTAAAGCAATTTATCGAAAGAACTAATAATGTTCTTAAACAGAACCTAATTGTGGATGATAAATCATTAACTACACTTTTACAAAAAGATCCAGAGCCTAGTGCTGTTACAAACTTATTCGATCAAAAGGTTGATACATTAGACGATTTAGAATTAGTAGGAGTTGCTAAAGCAAAAACAGCAGTCCTAACACCTGTAATTGTTGATGGAAAGATTACAAGGATAGTAATTACTGATCCTGGTAGAGGTTATAAGAAACCTCCGACAGTAACTATAAACGGCATAGGTAGTGGAGCTATAATTACAACTAAAATTGATCTATTAGGAAAAATAAGCGAAGTTGTTATTGTAGAACAAGGCGAAAATTATAATGATCAAACAAGTTTACAAGTAAGAAACTTTAGTGTGCTTGTTTCTAATGACTCTACTATCCAAGGTAAATGGGGATTATATGAACGAAATCCTGATACAAGGGTTTGGACAAGGATCAATAGCCAAGACTATGATGTAACAAACTATTGGACATATATAGATTGGTATGCAAGTGGATTTAGTGCTTTAACTGAAATTGACTATTTGATTGATTATTCAAATCAATTGACAAGCCTAGATGATATTGTAGGCGATATAGTAAAAATTAAAAATGTAGGCACAGGTGGTTGGTTATTACTACAAAAAATAGACGACCAAGATACTACAGATTACAGTGTCAACTATAAAACAATTGGTAGAGAAGATGGCACAATTCAATTTTCGTCTACCTTGTATGATACTGATAAAAGTAGTATAGGTTATGATAACATTAGTTTCGATATACGTTTCTTTGATAGTGAACCTGTATTTGAATCTAGAGTAATTTTAGAAACAATACGCGATCATTTGCTAATAGATGAATTAGCATATGAATATAACCAACTATTCTTTGCAAGTATACGTTATGTGTTAAGCGAACAAAATTATGTTGACTGGTTATTCAAAACGAGCTTTATTAAAGCAAAGCATAATGCTGGATCTTTGAGAGAAGATATTACATTTAATAACGATAATTTACCTAGCTATGAAGATTATGTACAAGAAGTAAAACCATTTGGTACTAAGATTAGAGAATATTTAAGTGCGTATGAAGGATTAGATAACACATCTTCTGTAGTTACAGACTTTGATTTACCACCGAAATATAATAATTTTTATAAGCAAATCTTGCCTGAATTTATAAAAATTAATAATAACACATTAATTGGTGAAGATGCAGATATTGCAACTTATCCTAACAAACATTGGTTAGATAATCATACTCATAGCATAGAAAAGATTGAAATAGCAAATCCGGGTAGTGGCTTATTAAATACTCCAAAAGTGACATTAACTGGTGGAGGAGGAACTGGTGCTACAGCACGGGCTTATGTAGGTAATGGTAAGGTTACAAGTATACAAGTAGAAAATCCTGGTTCAGGATATACAAGTGCTCCTACTATTAGTTTTGATTTAAACTTAGATGAAGGCGGCACTGCTCCTACAGCAAGTGTTATATTAGCAGCAAATCCTGTTAGAGGAATTCTAACTTCTGTAAAATTTGATAGAGTTACAGGTAGCTATACTATTACAAAACTCGAAGAAGAAGAAACATTTACAGCTAGTGGAAGCATCTTTGATTTTAAATTAACA